TCGGCTCATACAATTTCGACGGCAACGTATAATGCTAGTACTGGTGTACTAGAACCAACCATATCTAATCATGGTTTTGTTGCTGGTGAATATGTCAAGTTTGACTTAGAATCAATTACATTCAAATGTGATAAAGATGGATACACTGCTGATAAGGCATATCCAAGATATTCTGATCCATATTTGAATAAGTGGCTACCAATCTATAACGTGGGTGTAAATACATTCTCTGTATTTGTTGGAGTATCTACAGTTGTAAATACACATTGGTTCCAGAGTGCAACCACTGGTGGTCTTAAGAAAGCCAGAGACACTGTTGGTATCAACACTGCATCCATTAACTTCACATGTGCTAGAGATAATCACGCAACTATACATGCTTATCCTCGTCCTGATGATCCAATCGGTGGCAATGTATCTGTTGGTATAGGATCAACTTCTGCAACCACACTGACTATCAATGTAGGTGTATCTACAATAGTCAACTATGGTATCACTACTGCAGCATACACTGCAAGTACAGGCATCATGACTGTATTTTCAAACGTTCATGGTTTCAATGGTGCATATACTAAAAATGTAGAATTTGCAACTTATGATGCTGGATCTGGTATTATGACTGTGACATCTGCTGGTCATGGAATGATTACTGGTAATAGAGTTCAATTTGAAAGAGACTCTATAAGATTCAGATGTAAGATGGATGGTAGAAAAACAATTAAGAGTTATCCAAGAAGAAAAGATCCATCTGATCAAAAATGGTTATCAGTTACAACTATTGATCTTGATAAGTTTAGTGTGAACGTAGGAACATCTCCTCTTGTCAATCATACGCCTACAAGTGGATCATATGATCCGTTTACTGGATTGATGACAATTGATATTGGATCTCATACACTTCAAAAAGGAACTTCTGTCAAGTTAAAAACAAATGGATTCAAATTTACCTGTGCTTTAGATAATCATGCAACATTCCATTACTATCCAAGAAAGAGTGGATTGAATGGCCCAGACCCAGCCTATAACACTGCTGTTAAGATTACTGCTACAACAGATACTACAATTACTCTCGATGTAGGAACATCATCCAACCAGACTGAACATATACTTGTTTCTGCTGTCAATAATGCAGTTATCAGTGGTGGTAATTATATTCACACATTTGAGAACGCAAAACTTGGTGGAATGTTGATTGCTAGGGATACTCTTGGTCTTGCAACAGATTCTTATACATGGAGATGTTCTCAGGACAACTATGCCACAAATCACACATATCCTAGAAGCACTGACCCAATACACAATGTAGAAGTCGGTGTTGTCACCTCTACATTAGACACATTTACAATCAATGTTGGTATTACATCTAGAGTTAAGTTCAATGTAACCAATGCTACCTACGATGCAAACAGTGGATTGGCAACGATAACTACTGACTCATCACATGGATTGTCAACCACAACTAGTGTTGGTCTAGTCACAGGTGGATTGATTTACTCTTGTGCTATGGATCAGTATGCAACAGAACATCCATATCCAAGAACTACAGACCCTGCACATAACACTGCACTGTATCCAACTGCTGTAACATCTAACAACGTTACTTTGAATGTTGGTGTTTCTACTAGAGTAGAATACAGTATCAACCATGCAGACTACCATGAGTCTATTGGTATCATGACTGCATACTTACCAGCAGCTCATGGTATTACAACTTCTACTGGAGTTGGTAGAAATGTCAAGTTAAAAGCTGAATCTATTTTATTCTCATGTTCTCAGGATAACTACGCTACAAAACAATTCTATCCAAAGGGAGGAGATCCTTATTACAATGGATCTTTAATTACTAGAGTTCTCAGTAATACTCAGATTGAAACTCAGGTAGGCCCATCTACTACACCTAGTTTCTATAACTCTGGTGGTAAGATTCAAGGTGTCATTCTTGCACCTAGACTTAATAACAACTCTCCTAGTGGAACTGACTTTGCTGCTGGTGGTACTTTTGTCGATAAGATTATTAACAGTAAAACATACGTTGTCAATGTTGGTATTTCAACTGTAGATCACAACTATGCTAGAGCTGGACTTTCACAACAGGGTAAGAGAATTGCATCTTCCATAGAACAAGGATTCTCTGGATTCAATGTAATTGAAAAAGTTGATGCTGCAAACTTCAAAGTTAATGCTGGATTAACAACACAAATTGCATTATACAAGAGAGGTGGTGAAGTTACCAAACCAGTGTTTATTGATGTCGTAGAACCAGATAAGATGTTCAATGAAGATCTGGTATATGCTTCAGGTAGTTCAGGTATTGGAACAAATTCCAAAATTGATTTCCGTATCAACGTTGATGGTAATATTTCTGAGTTTAATATTACTGAGGAAGGAACAGCATTTAAAGTTGCTGATAAACTCACAGTTAGTGGTATTGCTACAGACCCAAGAGTAGGTGTATTAACAGAATTCCAATTATCAGTTGAAGAATTAGAAAATGATAGTTTCTCTGGATTCTATCCTGGCCAATTCATTCTGTTTGATGATATTGCACAGTTCTTTAACGGAACTCGTAAGAAGTTTACTCTTTCTGTTACAACCAGTGGAGTAACAGAAATCTTAAGTCTTAAGACATTGCCTGGTAGTGATATGGATATTACTAACAATATCTTTATCTACATCAATGATATCTTACAGACACCACAATCTGCTTACACATACAAGGGTAGTAGAATCATCTTTACTGAGGCACCAAAACCAAATTCTAAATGTTCTGTATTCTACTTTAGAGGATCGAAGAGAGACGTTGAGACTGTAGAACCAGTATCATCTCTAAAACGTGGAGATACCGTACAAATCAAAGAAAACAGATTAGATCTAACTGACATTGATCAGTTTGAGAGAACAAGTAAGAGAATTGTTGCTTCTGATCTTTTAGAAACATTTACATACAACAGTATTGGAATTAATACTGCACAAGACGCTAATAGACCTCTTGCATGGGAGAAACAGAGAGGAGATCAAATTCTATCTGGTGTATTGATATCTAAAGCAAGACCTAGTTTGAAGAGTAAGGTTCTACCTACAACTAGACTTATTAAGAATGTAGGTAAGACTGATGACTCCATTTATGTCAATAATGTTTACCCAATATTCAATGCTATTGATAAACTGATACAGTCAGAAAATAGTATTCAAATATTCGATGATAATGAAATTATACCAGGCGTCGTAACATCTCTTGTTTCTACATCTTCAAGTATATCATCTCTGACTGTAAGTTTTGGTGGTACAGGATATACCCTTACTAATCCAAATGTTGCAATATCCAGTGCATTAATCAGACGTAAAGATCCAATTAAAAATTGGAAGTTTGATGGAATTAGTGGTATCGTTCAGTCAGTAGAATTTAAAGCAATCACACAATCAGAACCTTACGTTGCAGTTGGTTCAAGTAGTTACTACATCAACACTAAGAGTGGTACATTCTGGGAAAGAGGACAGATTGGATTTGGTGGCACAGTTCAATTCAACGGTGTTGGTATGGGATACTCACAGGGTTACAGTGATGATAAGTATGTCATGGCTGTTGGAGATGGTGCTGCAATGGCGAGGGCAGTTGCGATTGGTAATAGTATGTCTACTTGGACTCCCATAGATCTTAAAGAACAGAGATCTATCCCTGCTATAAACACAGTCAATACATTTGACAGTACATACATTGGAAGTTTCAAAGATGTTATTTGGGAAAGATCTAGAAATACATGGGTTGCAGTTGGTGCTGCTGGATCTATCTTTACTGCTGTTGGTATGACAACTAACGCTGCATTTAGTCAATATTCTGGAACTTTAGAAACACTAAACTCTGTTGCATATGGACAAGCAGAATTCATTGCAGTTGGTGGCGGTGGTGCTGTTATTGCTTCTAATGATGGTATAATTTGGTCTGACAAAGTAAGTAATACCGTTCAAGATATTAATGATATCATCTTTGATGGTAGTAAGTTCATCTATGTTGGTAACAATGGAACAATCGGTATCTCTACCAATAAAAACTTCTGGCAACCTTGGAGTCAACAGTTGCCTGCTGGAACACAACACCCTGCAACATTTGACTTCAAGTCAATCAAATACTTTAATAACTTCTACATAGGTATCAGTACAGTTGGTGAGATGTATTACTCATTCGACTTAGCAAACTGGAATAAGAGAGAAATTTCTCATCCGAATGAAATTCGTGATATTGCTAATACTCCATATGGTGATTTCAACAGTACTAGAATTCTTGCGGTTGGAACTGCAACAACTCAGTTCTATGCAGACCCAGCTATCAACAGAGCAACTGCTACTGCTTCTGTAACTTCTGGAGTCATTACATCAGTTACTGTGACAGATGGTGGATTTGGTTATGATGTCGGTAGTTCACCACCAGTCCTTGTACAATCCGATAAGACCAGAAAAGAAAACATATTCTCGATTGACGCAAAAGGAGACTTCGGTGATATTGTAGGAATAAATACATACATGCCTGGTTCGGCAGAGAGATTACCTAGATTGGAATTTACTCTGAAATCTCAGAACAATGATAACTCAAACTTAGGTTATGGTTATTCTTCACTAAATTCTCTTGGAGTTAACTTTAGTGGATTGCAGAAAGGAGACTTCTTTACTGTCTTTGATAGTCCTTTGATTGTCGGTCATGCACTTACAGGTATTACGACATCTAGTGGATCAAGAGTTACTGTTGGAATGGTCACTTCTGGTGACTATCTCGGTGGTGTATTCAGAGTCGAGGAAGCTACTGTTGGTGATGCTGTTTCTGGATTGACCACTGTTACATGTGCGTTCTTGCCTGGCCCTACGACTTTTGGAAATAATCAAATCCAAGTTGGTCTTGGCGTAACAGCAAATACAGATACCTTCTGGGGTAAATACAGTTGGGGACAAATCTATGGATATCAGAACCGTGGTTCTGGAACTCCAGAAGAATTCTTCGTCAATAATATGAATGGTAACACTGGATTATCTACAGCTTCTGTAGTTTCCAGAAGGAAGCCATTAACTTAACCACTAAATAAAAGAAAAAAACGTTTTTTTAAAATGCCTGCTATTATATCCGAACAGTTTAGAATTCTAAATGCCGAGACTTTTGTGAAGAGTTTTGTCGGAGTCGGATCTACTGTAAACAAATATTATGCGTTCATGGGATTACCCAATTCTATTGAACCAGCAGCTGGTGGTACGTCCGATTGGGCAACCAATACCCCTGCACCTTTAGATGGATTTGAAGAAGAATATTCTATTAAAGAGTCTATTATTGCAATGAAGAAAGTTACGGACAAAGATGTTCGTAGACTTGTTAGAAAGGTATCATGGGTTGCTGGAACAACTTATGAGATGTACAGGCATGACTATAATATCTACAATCTCACACCAATTACTTCACAGGGTAGTTTGTACGAGGCAAATTACTACATAGTGAATGAAGACTTGAAAGTTTACGTTTGTCTGCAAAATGGATCAGACCCTGAGAACCCAAAGGGAAGGCCTTCATATGACCAACCCACATTTGTTGACCTTGAACCAAGGGCAGCTGGCACTAGTGGCGATGGTTATGTTTGGAAATACCTTTACACAATTAAGCCATCCGAAATCGTTAAATTTGACTCTATTGAATACATACCTGTGCCCGAAAACTGGGGTAAGGAAGGCGAGACTGTTGCAACACAGGCTAATGCTATAGATGGGAAGATCGAAGTTATTGTTGTTAACGATAGAGGTTCTAACTATCAACCAATCTCTACATCTTTTGCCAATGTTCCAATTTTGGGAGATGGAGCTGGAGGAAAGGCAACAATTACGATTGATTCTTTCGGAAAAGTTTCTGAGGTATTTGTTACCGATGGAGGAGAAGGATATACTCATGGATCACTACAGTTCTTCCCAGGCGCTCCTGGCAGTGAGTCTGGCGGTGTGCTTGCTAACCTTACCAATACTGGAATAGGAACTACATCTGTTGCTGGTTTCAGTGTCATTATCCCACCTAAAGGTGGACATGGATATGATGTCTACAGAGAACTGGGAGCATATAGAGCGTTACTATATTCAAGATTTGAAACTATTGAAACTAACCCTGACATTATTGAAGGTAATGATTTTGCTAGGGTTGGACTGATAAAGAACCCCACCGTGTTTGGTAGTAATACAGAACTATTAGATACTGCAATGGTGAGTGGTTTGAAGGCGATTAAACTCGCTGGTGTAACAACAGCAACGACTTATGCTGTTGACTCTCAAATAACACAAACAGTTGGTTTAGGATCGACTGCGGTTGGATATGTGGCATCATGGGATAAAATCACTGGTGTGTTAAAGTATTATCAACCAATGGGTGCTGCATCTAGTGCCACTGGTTATAAGATAATTCCATTTACTGCATCTCCTGATGCTGGATACGGAGTTACTATCATTGGATCTTCTGTAGTCGGTTCGATGTTATCTGTTGACACCTCATATAACGGTGTCAGTACCTCAATAAATAATAAGACATATCAACTTGGTATGAGTTTTAGTGCTGGTATTTCATCTGCTGAGTTCAATACTAAATCTGGTGAAATAATCTACATTGACAACAGGACTGCGATTCCTAGATCGGCAAGTCAAAAGGAAGACATCAAAATAGTGCTGGAGTTTTAAAAGCAAATGCCACAAAATACCAACTTAAATTCATCTCCATACTTTGATGATTTTGAAGAGTTAAAAAATTATCAGAGGGTACTATTCAAACCAGGCTTACCTGTACAGTCTAGAGAACTTACTACACTCCAATCTATTCTACAGAATCAGATTGAAAAGTTTGGTAAGCATTTCTTCAAGGAAGGTTCTGTTGTAATTCCTGGCCAGATTGCGTATGATTCCGACTATACTGCTGTACAAATTGATGATAGTCACTTAGGTATCCCTGTTTCTCTTTACTTAGAGAACTTAGTAGGAAAGAAAATAAAAGGTGAGACTAGTGGTGTTACTGCTAAGGTAGAAAATTATATTACAAATAGAGAATCAGGTAAAGGTGCATATACTCTATACATCAAATATCAGAGTTCTAGTGACACAGATTTCTCTAGGGTTATCTTTGCTGATGGAGAAAACTTATTATTAGAAGAAGATTTAAACTATTCTCTTTCTAGTATCAGATCTGGTGCTAGTTTTGCAACAACAATTATATCTAACTCAACAGCTACTGGTGCTGCTGCAAAGATTGCTCAGGGTGTATATTTTATCAGAGGATTCTTTGTCACCGTTGCTGACTCTACAGTTATCCTAGATCAGTATAGTAACTCACCTTCATATAGAGTTGGATTACTAGTCAAAGAAGAACTTGTAACTGCATCTGCTTCAGACAATGACCTATATGATAATGCAAGAGGTTTCTCTAACTTTGCAGCGCCTGGTGCAGACAGATTTAAACTATCTACAACTCTAATCAAGAAGTCTCTTACAGATCTCAATGATGAGAACTTCGTAGAATTGATGAGAATTGACAATGGTGAATTACAGAAATTCGTCAAAGAGTCAAACTATAATTTAATCCGTGATGAGTTAGCAAAAAGAACATTCGATGAATCGGGACATTATTATGTAAATCCATTTAGTGTTTCTACTAAAGAATGTTTGAACAACAGAGTTGGTAATGATGGCGCCTTTTACTCAAGTCAACTAACTCAACAGGGAAATACCCCTACAGACGATTTGATGTGTTTGAACATAGGGCCAGGAAAAGCATATGTTAAAGGATATGAGG